TGAGGTACAAACTTCTTTTCTGTTAAGGGAGCTTTGGCTTCTACCTTACTAGTTGATGGAGGCACTACAGCCTTCCTTTTGTTTTTCGTAGTCATAATAATTGTCTAAAATTAAATTAAAGTTATAAAAGGGGGAGAGTAAACCCCTCCCCCAGTAATATAATTAACTATTTCTAGTTATTAGGTAGCGTCAACTACCGCAATAGATGCACAAGCTGTAACATTCTCACTACAGAATACTGAATTTTCAGTGTCTGCTACGTTAATAAAACCAAAGTTACCACCACTTGGTCTATTGATAGCTTCAACAATGTCCTGTATAGCCTCTTTATGCTTACCAGTAGTAACAGTAAGTACAACGTGAGCTGCATCTATACCTGAGTCAGCGTCATTTTCTTGACTAGACTCAAAGTAAACTCTCAATGCTGTAGCGGATGCCATCTCAAAGTGAGATAATTGCCCAGCAGGAAAGCAAGCCACTTGTTCAGTCCCTCCTGTTGCATCAGGAGCAGCACTTGCGAAATATAAATAATTTGCCATTTTCTTATGTTTTTATATATTAATAATTATGATTTCTTGAACAATAAGAAACGGTTAGGAGCAAACCCTTCAAAACCACGCTCAGTACGATAGTTGCACTTCAACTCATCTAAACCGTTAGTTTTGTTTTGTAGAACTGCACCACCTGTTAACCAGTGCTCCATTTCACGAGAGTATCCGTTAGCTGCTTTGTATCTCATACGAAGCGAAGGAATCTTCTCACCAGACTTAGCATCACGCTGAGAGTCCATAGGAATACACATACCGAATCCATTGTACTTAAATGAAGCAGCACCTAACAAGTCAGGACGGTTGAATAGATCGTAAGTCTTCTTGTGGAAAGTGTAACCACCACGAGAGAAAGAGTTAAATCCTAAATTCAACGCCATGTCTTTGTTGTTAGCGAAAGTACCGTAGTTAGCACCACCTGCTGCGTAAGCACCTTGAGAAGCTAATAGGTCGTCAATATCTAAAGAAAGATCAATACCTGCGTAAAGAGCCATTTCTTTTGATCCTCTAAACTTGTCTAAAGACTTAACAGCAGCGTCAAAATCAGCCATTGTAATTGCAGAAGAACCAAGATCCATAGACTGACCTTTGTTTTCAATAAACTTCAAAAGACCTTCTGTAGTTGTAACTGAAGAACCAACGCCATTTGTAGCACCATCTTCTAGGCCTACTGCAGACTCACCTACAATCATTGCCAACTCAGCATAATCTTGAAATCTTTGGTAAGTATCAGCCTCACCTTGCAAGTACCATAAGTAACCAGTTCCAGACTCAGGAGAGTTAACTTTTACATAAACAGCGTTAGTTGCTTCAGAACCTGAAACTACAAACGACTCTTTAATGATTTGACACTTGTTAGAGTAGTGGTGAACTTTAGGAGTTAATCCTACACCTTGATCAGTTTGCTCTGCGTAAGCGTTACCTACAATAGCAAATTCTGTGTCTCCTGCGGCAGCTAAAGAACCATCGCCTACATCTTTAAGTGTGTAAGTGTCTCCGTCGGTAGCTACTGCAACGTAGTACATAGCACCTGTAGCACCTAATAACAAGTCACCTTTACGAACTGCTGATTGATTATCTCCAGTAGAGTTGTCTCCGTCAGTATCAGTAGCGTCTACTGTAAGGATACCATTACTGTCGATAGCACCTGTTAAAGTGTTATGAAGAAAAGTCTCTTCGTAGTGCTCGAAAGTATTTGCTGTTGTTTCTTTTTTAGAACCTAAAAGTTCCATAAGTCCAGTAATCCCTTGATTACCGTATCGTTTTACTAGTTGCTCATCAACGTCACGCTTGTGAAAAGCTGCTGTAGTATCTCCAGAAGCAATTAAGTCTGCTGAAGAAACGTAGTTTGATGTTGTTGCAACTGCTGAGGATGAAGGGGTTGCCTGCATTCCTGTAGCAATATTTACTGTTGCCATTTTTTTATGTTTTTAAAATAAATAATTAATTTTTAACCAAGAATTTGTCTTCTTAACATATCGAGAGTTGACTCTTGTTTTTGAGTTGCCGCTTGCTTATCTTGTGTAAACGACGGGTTCTTAATCTCATTAATTACGCTTTCTGTTCCTTTGCTCTTATACTGATTAGCAACTCCTCTAACAATCTTATCGATGTTATTTAGGATGTACATATCCGTATTAAGTTTATCAAAGTCCCAGCTACCGCCTTGGTCTACATACTTGTCGAAAAAGTTTTCTAGATCAGAGTTGTACGTTTTAATCTCTTGACGAGCATCGTCGTCTAGATTGTAAATGTACTCTTCGCCTTGGTCGTTCATAGAAAAGGATAACCCTTCTAAGTCACTAACCGTAGACTCCATCTCGTTGATCCACTCAACCCTTTCTTCAGCAGATACTCCAGGATCACTAGCCTCTAAAGGTGTAGCGTAATCCTCTTTCACTTTGTTAAAGTAGTCCCTAGCAGTTCTAGCGTCCTTATTAAGCTGAACCTTACCAGCGTTAACATCTCTCGAAGTATACTCTTCAGAGTCTGTTTTGTAAGTAGCTGTAACATAATCATTTAACTCAGCTTCAGTCAAATTTGGATTCTCTACACGTAGATACTCCTTTATTACAGCGTCGTCAGACACGTCAGACAAATCAACAGATTGAGTGTTTAGGTAATCTTGAACTGTACGCCCTGTGTTTTTAACATAGTCGTTAATAACTCGAAGCTGCTCGCTAGCGAAGTCACTACTTTCTGTTTCTGCTCCAGGGGTGTTAAGATCATCAAATGATGAAAGGTCTCTCCCAAGCTTCTCGCTAAGGTATTGTAAGACAACTTCGTCATCACTGACTTCCTTTCCCTCTTCCTGCTGACTACCTTGAGGTTCGTCAACATTAGTTTCTTCAATATTTAAAGAACTCTCTCCTGTTAAGTCTACAACACCAGGTTCTTCCTGAGTTGTATTCTCTGTTGTCTCAACTGCTTGGTTTTCATCACCAGTCAAGTCAACAATATTTTGCTGAGGTTGGTTCTGTTGAACCTCTCCCCCAAACTTCTGTACTAATTGTTCTCTTATATCCATGTTAATTAAATTTACTTGTTATTTCGCAAATATAACGATTTTATTTACAATCGCAATATTATTCTTCTACTTCTTGCTGCTCTTGACCTAAAGGACCTCTTTTACCTTGTCTTTGCTCTATCATCTGAGACTGATTCATAGCAGACTGTTGTTGAACATCTTTTCTTACAGACCCCTGAATAGATGCTTGACCTTCTTTACCAAGGTTGGATAGCTCTATCTCTCTAAGCCTTCTTTCGTGCTGTGATTGCTCGAACTGCTCTTTAAGCTGATACTCTAGTTGTTTAAGCTGCATATCTGCCTGAACCTTAGCCTGAGCTTTAGCCTGCTCGATTTGCATCTCAGTCTGCAACTCCTGCTGCTTAAGTTGTGCTGCTTGTTGTGCTGACTGTTGCTGTAGCATAGCGTTTTGTTCTGAAGCCTGCTGTGCTTGAGCTTGCTGATCTTTCTGGTACTTAGTCCTTCTAAGGATAAGCATCTGATTAGCCATCTTAATGTTTCTAATAGACCGAATCATAATAGCATCCTCTAGCCTTAGTTCCTTCTGAGCTAACGAAACCTGTATGTTCTGTTCCATCATCTGCTTCTCCTCTTCGCTAGGTGCTACATCTAAAGTAATACCAAACTCGTGGACAGAAAGTTTCTTCATCATATCTATACTGTGCATAGAAGTCTCACCAATAACGTTGGTGTACATACCATGAAGACCTTTAAAGTTTACCAAGTCCTGCATACGAACAGTAATACTTTGAGATACTCTTTTTGTTACGTTAAGGTAAGCGTCATTAATGTCTCTAGTGGCGTTGTTAGACGCTAGCAGTGCTAGCTTCTGTACACCCACTAAAGCTTCGCTAGATGGTTGCGAAGCGTCTCTAGCCTCGTTTACACCCGTAACGTCACGAAGCATTTGTAAGTTATGCTGGTACACGTTAATAAGAGTACCGAAGTCTCTACCAATACCATTCTCTAACTCTTGAATAGGCATAGCTCCAGTCATCTGACCTTCATCATCTATCCTTCGATAGTAGATGTTACCAGTTTGATCGTAAATCTCCTGAAGTTCCATAGGAGTAAAAGTACCACCATCTCCTTTGGATACGTTCTCTAAAGAGCCAACCTCAAACGCAGCACCTTTTGGCCTAGCCTTAGCAAGTACCTGCTGAATCTTAAGGTGAGCTAACTGTATCTGGTCAGCAAAAGGAATCATACGATCCACCAAAGACTTAGACTTCATTTTGTATAAGTTTGGCTGGTAAACTATATACGAAAGTCTAGTTTCTGAAAGGTTAGACTTAGGTCTAGGCATATCCTTCATTAACCCGTAGTTAAAGATGTAGTCTGTATCTATAATGTACTTACCTTTATATATAACCTTTACAGTAGACCCTAGATCTTCCCTTTTAGTCTTTGACTTTTTCGGAGCTTTATACTTAGAACCTTTTTTATTTACAGAGTATCCTCCATGTTTATTTTCTTTCTTCTCATAATTTAAGGAGTGAGAAGTAATAAACTCAGCGTCCAATATGTTAACGCTAAACTTATCGTAATCGTAAGTCTCGCTGCCGTTATCATAAAACGCTGTAGTGCTATAATTAATAGGGTTGTTGTTTTTACCTGCGTATTGTTTAGCTATCGATATATACTCTTCTTCGCTAAACTCATCTCCTGCTTGTTGTTTAAGATCAGCAATAGTAATAGAGTAAATCTCTCCAGCGTGACGTATGTTTTTAAAGTCAGGCTTTGCAGAGAAAGAAGTAATAAGATTAGAAGGGTCTACGTGTCGAATCTTTACACCCTCTGTTTTAGATAGCTCTGTCTTAGCAGCACATATACCTAAAACTACAAGGTCACGTATCATATAACGCTTAAGTTCGTCGTAGTCGTTGACGTCAAGGGTGTACTCAATAGCTTTCTCTAAAGCAATCTCTACGTTTTGTTTATAGTTAAGGGCCATAAACATTTCAATCTCTTCAGGAGTTTCAGCTACAAAACCTTTAGACGTCATGGGTACACCTGTCTGATCTTCCATATCCTCTAAGAAGTCTTTGTTGATCATGTCAGCAAACATCTTCTTTTTCTTGTCAAGTCTTTCTGCTGCAGCTATAGGATCTATAGACTTAGCTTTAACATCGTACTCTTGGTTTACCATACCGTTAATAATAACGTCAACAAACTTAGGAATAATAGATACAGGTGTCCAGTCTATATTAAGGTAAGAGGAGTCTCCTTGAACGTCAAGCAAGTCTTTGTACTTACCTATATCTTGATTACCTTCAGCGTAACTCCTATTACGGGAGTACCTCATTTTAGTATCTCTAAAATATACGTCTCCGTTGTTCTTCCACTCGTAGTACATAGCCTTAAAGTAATTAAGACCGTAGCTGTTAGAAGCTTTTTCTTCGTTAGTAGATAGAGGAGAAGGATAGCCGTTTAACTCTTCCTTACTGTTATTGTAAATCATGCCCTTAATTTTTTACTAGACATCCCCTTGTTATTGTACCTTTTAACTAAAGGAGACGATATTTTTAATTCTTTTTTAGGTTTTATGTACTTCTGTGAAGCTAGTAAAGCCAACGAGGACGATATACTAGCATCGTATTTTGTTCTGTTATCTATTTCAAATCTACTCCAATCATCAAGTAAGACGTTAAAATAACACCTTCCCATCTCACCAGTATTTTCATTTTGACCAACGTGATCGTATATATACGTAGCTATAGCCTCTGCTTGAGCGTTAATTACAGCAGCACCAGATCCAGGTATACCCTTTGTCTTTTGCTTGCCTCTACTCCAGTCTGTATGCGTCATGTCTGGTCTATCCATAAGATACTCGTAGTATCCTCTATTTTCAAAGTACTTTAATATACCTACTTTGTTATTCTCCACTAATATTTGGCAACCATAAAAGACACACATCTTAATCATGTCTTCGTAAAATATTTCCGCTTTAGGCGGTCTATTAATATACTCACATACAAACTGCATAGACGCATCACTTGCCATGCTAAATTTGTGAAAAACATGAGCAGAAGCATCAGATCTCCTGCCATCAGTAGTGGTGTCATGGTCATAAGGGTCACAGCCTGCCACCAAGACATCTGACCTTCCAGGAAATCTCTTACCGTATCTACTAGAGATATTGTTTTGATCTTGATGCTCTGGAACCCAACTAATCTCCCACTTACCTTTTCTATGAGGTATCCAAATAACCTCTTCATCTTGTTTCCCATTCCTCCAAACGAACTCTCCTCTAGTCGTCGTTGCGTTATTAACCTCGTTGTAATCCATCTGTTGATAGATTCTTTCTACGTCAAAGATACAACTTTGTGTGTCATTCCTGAAGGATTCCTCTACAGTAAATGGAAACTGACGTTTAAATTCAGATAAAGCCGTAGTATCGTTCTTTAAAGCCTCTCTCCTGTTCTGAATATAATCTTTAGCCCCAACGTCTACAAGCATCTCGTCAATACCCATAATTGGCTTCTTAGGAGTTTCTATAACAGAGTATCCATACTCATCTATAAAGCCCTCTAAGTTATCATAAGCAGGTATAAATAGTTTGTATAAACCGCTTTTAGTCCTGCCGTTAAGGTCTTTATCGTCAGTATTAGAGTCGTAGAATATATCCTTAAACTCCGCACCACCATCTTGCTGCTTATTCGCAGTAGAACCCATCATGCACTTACCAACAACCTTTCGACCTAAAAGTAGACAGGTCTGTGTAACCCCCCAGTTCTTCTTAATAGAATTTTGACCCGTCCACTTTCCAGCTTCATCATGGATTAGAAGCTTGAGCTTCATACCATCATAACTGTTGTCTGCGGTGTTTCTCCAATCTATTGTAGAGTTTAAAGCTTCAGACTCTTCGATATGCTTTTGATTCTTAGTAATCTTTTTAGCAGGCTCCCTAAAGGCTAACTCTACACGAGGGTTACTAGAACCATCTTGTATGGGCTGAAAAAAGAAAGGGTAGTTCCTGTATATACGAACTACCTTATCCGTAAACATTATCTTAGCATCAGCACCAGTCTTAGACAATAACCCGAAGTTACTATCGTAAGTCTGAGTAGCCTGATTTACAATCTCACTACTAGCCATGTACGAAAAACCACTACGCCTGTTCTTAAGGAAACACATCCCATAAGAGTTTTTATCTAGCTTACACGCTTCCCAAAAAATAAAGAACGTCCTATTAGCATCCCTGTAATCAGGGTATCCAACATCTATCTTACTCCACTGAATAAACATATAGTGAGAACCTGTAATATAGGTTGGTACTCCGTTGTTAAAAAACCAAAGCCCATCTCTTCTACGTCTAAACTCTTCTTCTATATAGTCCACATAATCTGTGGCGTTATCTCTACTTAAGCCTTTTGGCATTCCCTCCCTAGTCCACCTCTGCTTTCCTTTAGGAAGGTTGTGGTAGAGTATGTCCTTTTTTAACCTAGGCTTCTTAGGTAGTACGATCTTTAAGTTGTCAAACTCTAAAATCTCACCCTCACTGCCTTCGATTAAATATACTTTATCACTTTTTTGCATACCTCTCAGCAAAAGACCCTTTAAAGTCTTTCTTATCTTCTATAAGGGACTCGCCCTCTTTAATTCTATCCTCTAGATTCTTAATACCTAAAAGAATTTCTTGACAATCCTCGAAGCATTCTCTCTTAGCTTTTATCGCCTGTCTTCGCCTAGCATCGTCTTCCTCTACTAAAGGCTTACCAATCTCCTCTATTAAAAGATCAACAGCTCCTTTACTAGCCTCTATTAGCTTCTCTAAAGTTTCAAGAGCGTAGTTTTTATTATCATCCTTCATACTTGCAAAGAACATCAAAGTTACGCATACGAAGAAGTTTTCTTCCGTCTACATCCATGTCGTACTCAGAGTTCTCGCTCCACATTACTCTATCCCCTTCTTCTACTCCTTGTTCTCTCATCCACTCGTTAATAATAACGGCTTCACCATGCAAGTCTACTTCTTGAGCCTCTGACCCTAAAAATATACCAGAATCTGATTGATCTGGATCTTTCATTTCTTGCTCCATAAAGTTCCATACACCTACAGGAATATACTCATCATTCCTTTTTATTAAGTATATCTGCTCCATACTAGCTTGATATATATTCTTTTTATCTGCGTGTTTAACAAGGTTTACGGGTGTAGCTATAAAATGGTGAAACCATACTTTATCTCCCTCCTGTATGCCCGAATCTTTAGTGTCGTGAATCGGAGTCTTGTAAACTGTACCATACTGTCTCGCTAACT